GAAGCAGTTAAAGCACCTAAAGCTGTAGTTACACAACCAATACAAGAAAGTATTACATCACCAACTACACTCACTGTTACACAAACACCTAAAAAATCTTTAAAAGAACAAAGACAATCTTATTTAGATATTATAGGTGAAACAGGAATAAACATGAAAAGTGGAGATGCTCAAGGATTTGGTAATAAACCATTTAACCCTCAAGGGGTAGGAGATACAACATCTGCAAACGGAGCATTACCAGGAGGAGAAGTTAATATGGATCAAATAATGGGATTAATGACTAGATAATGGCATTTGGAGCAAGACAAATATCACCAATAGATTTTGACAAAAGTGCAGCTGTGGGAGTAGACATCCCCTTCTCAGCACCTGCGGTATTTAATCAAAATTATACTACAGCAAAATCAATAAAAAATAATTTAATCAACTTTTTTTTAACTAACCCTGGTGAACGTCCTTTAAATCCAACGTTTGGTGGAGGATTAAGATCATTTATATTTGAACAAATTACAGATGATAATTTAGATTTTTTAAAAGAAAATATACAGGATTCTATTAATAATTTCTTCCCTGATATTATTGTAAATGATTTAAAGGTTAGCAGACAATCCGATAATAATATGATAAACGTATCTTTATCCTATGGTGTTGCAAATAGAGGAATTAATGATACATTAGAAATAGATTTTGAATAATGGCAGTAAATAGAGACATACAATATTTAGACAGAGATTTTTCTGAAATTAGAACTAAGTTAATTGAGTTTTCACAAACTTATTTCCCTAATACTTATAATGACTTTTCTCCTGCATCACCTGGGATGATGTTTATGGAACAAGCCGCTTATGTAGGTGATGTAATGTCATTTTATTTAGATAATCAATTACAAGAAACTTTCACTCAGTTTGCAAATCAAACAAACAATTTATATGAGTTAGCTTATATGTTTGGGTATAAACCTAAGGCAACTAGCGCTGCTATAGTTACAATAGATTTATACCAACAAGTACCTGCTAAAAATGTAGGAGCTCAAATTCTTCCAAATTTTGATTATGCTTTAAGTGTAGGAGATAATACAAAGGTAACAACTATATCTAACAATAACGTTAGTTTTTTAATTCAAGATAAATGTGATTTTTCAATCTCAAGTTCCTCAGACCCCACAGAAATTTCAGTATATCAAGTTTCGGGAGATGAACCTCAATATTATTTATTAAAAAAATCAAGAAAAGCAATATCTGCAGAAATAAATTCTACAAATTTTACATTTACTACTCCTGAACCCTTTCAAACAATTGAAATTGAAGGGAATAATATAATAAAAATATTAGATATTACAGATTCAGATGGTAATATTTGGAATGAAGTAGATTATTTAGCTCAAGAAATGGTTTATAACAGTATAAAAAATACTAATCCAAATGATCCTAATAATGTAGCGGATGTAGGTGAAGTACCTTATTTATTACAATTAAAAAAAGTACAAAGACGTTTTGCTACAAGATTTATTTCTAATAATGTTTTACAAATACAATTTGGGGCAGGAAACCCTAATGATACAGATGAAGAAATTACACCAAACCCAGACAATGTAGGTATAGGTTTACCTTTTAAACAAGACAAACTTACAACAGCATACTCACCTACAAACTTTTTATTTACTAATACTTATGGTATAGCACCTTCAAGTACTACTTTAACCGTAAGATATTTAACGGGTGGTGGAGTTGGATCAAATGTAGCTGCAAGTACAATAACTGAAATTGATAGTATAAATACAACATTTCAATCTAATGATCTTAATGCTATAACTTCTCAATATATTTTTGAAACTTTAGCAATTGATAATCCTCAAGCTGCAGATGGAGGAAAAGCAGGAGATACAGATGAAATAATAAGACAAAACACTATAGGATCTATATCTGCACAACAAAGAACAGTTACATTAGATGATTATATGGTAAGAGCTTTAAGTATGCCTGCAGATTATGGTAAAATTTGTAAAATATACATGGAAAAGCCAACATTAGATAATCAAACAACTTCTGCTAAAACCTTAAGCATGTATCTTTTATCCCAAGACATTAATAGTAAATATATTCCTCCTTCAAGTACTTTAATGAATAATTTAAGAACCTATTTATCTCAATATAAAATGATAGGTGATAGTATAGAATTAAAGAGTGCTTTTTATATTAATTTTTTAATTAATTTTGAAATAGTAGTATTACCTAATTTTATAAATAGCCAAGTAATATTATCTTGTATCGAATCTATAAAAAGTTATTTTGATAGAGATAAATGGCAGATAAACCAACCTATAATGGTAAATAGTTTATATGTTAGACTAGATCAAATACAAGGAGTACAAACAGTAAAAAACATAAAATTTACTAATAGAGCAGGAACAGCATCAGGATATTCAGAATATGCTTATGATATAGAAGGAGCTACATTAAATGATGTAATTTATCCTAGTTTAGATCCTAGTATATTTGAATTAAGATATCCAAACCAAGATGTTCAAGGAAGAGTTGTACCCTTATAAAAATAAATTATGGCAGATAACAGATATATAAGTCCATTTGTAAAAGATGGAAATGAATTTAGATCAGCGGATAAAACTAGTTATGATTTAACTAATCCTAATCCTGCAGGTGGTCCTATAAATGATCCTAGATCTGGATATTCTCATACTTATACTCCTGATAATAAATATTTAGATAATTTTCATGAAGCTGCAAGCCCTAATAGTGCTTTTGGAATAGAGGGGGATACAGTAGTAAAAAATAATATTTTTGAAAAAACAAAACTAGATATAGAAAACCCACTCCCAGCAGATTTAGGAGGGCCTAATAGAACAAACGCAGTTAATATTCCTAATGGAACTTATACAAATAATAGATCTGGAAATAAATATGGAGAATCCCCAGGTGGCCCTTTAAAAAATAAAGATGGAAAGATTGTTAATAATTTAGTTCAAAAATATTCCCCAAGTAAAACCTATGGTGATCAATTTGATGGTCTTCCTTTTCCTATATCATCAGGATCACCTCAAAGAACACAAACAGATACATTACCTACTTCCCCTGGAGAAACAATATTTAAATTAAAAAAAGAAATAAAAATTCCTTGATAAATAAATAAAAATGGCAGTATATAAAATATTCCCCCATAAAGACGCTACATTATATTCATTTTATCCTAATATGAATACAGGTATAGACCCTGTTAATCAAATATCTAATTTAAATATAGCAGTAGATTCTAACCCTCAAGTAGCTAGAATATTAACAGAATTTGTTCAAGATGAAATAGAGGATGTTATTAATAATAAAATTAAAGGAGCTGAATGGGATGTTAATTTTAGGCAATATATAGCAACAGCTCAAGGTATAGTTGAAGCTGTAGAAGCATTTGTACACCCTGTAGCCCAATATTGGTGGAATGGAACGGGTACATATTTAGATGTACCTATAACTACTAATGGTTGTAGTTGGCTTTCACCTGCATTTCAAGATTCAAACATAGCATGGTCTCAAAGTGGTACTGATAACACAAATCACTATGTTACAAGTTCATATAATACTAATTTTGCAGGTGCTGGTGGTGGTTCCTGGTTTTATAGTGGTTCAGATGGCACTCAATATGAAATTACTCAATCATTTGATACTAGAAGTGAAAAAGATTTAAATGTTAGTGTTAAAACAATAGTAGATTTATGGTATAGTAGTTCTTTAGGAGTACCCTCTTCTGCATCCTTACCAAACTATGGTTTTATTACTAAATGGGAAAATTTAGCAGAATTCAATCAAAATGTTCAAATCCAACCTGTAATGCAATTTTATAGTGTTGATACAAATACAATATACCCACCACAGCTAGAATTTAAATGGAAAGATTATCAAAGTATATTAACTGGATCAAATACATCTAGTATAGTAGATACTACTAATTTAGTATCATCATTGGCAGAAAATCCTGGGTATTTTACCCCACAAAGTATAAACAGATTTAGATTTAATGTAGCAGCTAAATACCCAATTAGAACATTCTCTACAGCATCTCAATTTACAGGAACTAATTATTTACCAACATCTTCATATTATGCTATAAAAGATTTGGAGACCAACGAACTTGTTGTAGATTACGATACAACATACACACAATTAAGTTCCGATAGTCAAGGAAATTATTTTGATGTGTATATGAATGGATTAGAACCTGAAAGATATTATAAAATTTGTATTAAAACAAATATAAAGGGTTCTACATTAATATTAGATGATAATTATTATTTTAAAGTAGTAAATACACTATAATGGCCGAAAATGTAAATTTTAGTAAAAAAGTATACGATAAAAAATCATATACTAAAACAATAGATACTTTATTTAAAGAATTAGGTGTTGAATCTATAGAAGAAGCAGCATTACCAACATTACCTTCTGTACAAGAATTTTTTGATATGTATAATACTTTATTTTATCAAATAAATGAATTAGGTCCAACTAATTCTCATCAATCCTTAATTAAAAGAAGTAGTGATTATATAGGAACTCAAGAAGATAATGATTTAGTTATTTTATTACAAGCTGAAATAGCTAATTTAAGAGAACAACTTTTAAATTCTCAAAAACAATTAGCTGATTTTGTAGTAAACATAGATATTCCTGAAGCCCCAAAAATAGAAATCCCAAAACCAGAACCAATCCCAGAACCCGTAATTCCAGTTACACCCCCAACACCTCCAGCAGCAGATCCTCCACCTACAGATGAAGAAAGGGTTATCAGTGATTTTAAAAGATATGCTAAAACTAGTAATAGTGATAGAGCTAAAAGGTTAGGTTTAACTAAAACATATATTAAAGGAATTAAAAAAGCAAATAATTTATAATGGCAACTGTTAATGAATCTAACCCAAGAAATTTTGAATACCAGGACTATAATTCAAAAGATGATCAATTAATAGCATCTTTTAATATAGATACTACACTTACATCATCAAGTTGTATTGAATTTTTTATTTTTGATCTTAATGGTAATGTCCTAAATAGTCGTTATGATTACCAAAACTATCAAGTTTTAAATACTTCTCCTAATGGTGGGGAAGGACTTTCCCAAATTATCCTTAACCCAGGAAATGATACTAATAGTTATGGTTTTTCAACAGGGCAATACACTGCATATTATAATTTTTTAGTAAAAAGAGTTGGAGATTATAATAACTATCTTTATGTAAAAGAAATATCGTCTGATAGAACTGAAATTAGATTAGATAGTAGTATTTTAACCGATATTGAATTAATTAATCAAACTGAAGATTTTATAGATGATAGAGAAGATTCTCCATATTTTTTAGATTTCTTTTTAGATTTTGGGGACAATCAACTTATTATATCTAATAATATTAAGATTGTAGATGAAAACACACCAGACCCTTCTATTTTAGTTAAATTATATGAACCCTTACCTGTAGATTTTTTAATTAAAGACCAAGTGTGGATTGTAACTGAATTTGCAGAACCCAAGGTTTATAATATTAACAACACCCCTAAATTTGCCCCATCACTCCCTTCAATCCCATCAATGCAAGGTCCTAACTTTGCTATTCCTATAAAAAATGAAGTTAATAACTCATCACAAAATTTATCTTACAATGATATTATATCTAGTGCTCCTACTAGCTCACAAAATCAAATAAAAAGTTTATTAGAAGAAACATCTATCAATATAAGTGTAGATTATAATAATTTTTCAGATTTTATACATTTTAGCTCAGTTCAAACCCGTATAGAAAATTTTTATTATAAAACAAGTTTAATAGAAACTTATAATAATCAATTTAATGCTTTAACTAATGTAACTAGTTCATCTACTAGTCAATTAATAATTGAACAAAAAGTTTTAAATATTATAAAAAACTTTGATCAATTTGAATATTTTATGTATTATAGTAGTGGTTCTATAAATTCATATCCAAAATCTACAACTACCCCACCATATACTTTAATGCCAACTGGAAGTGCTGAAGTTCTTACTTGGTTAGGAAGTACAGATGAAAATAGTGGTAATTATGGAGGTTTACTTCTATCAGCATCTAATTTTGATAATGAAAATCCAGATCAATTATTAAAAACAATTCCTGAATATTTAAGAGAAGATCCAGAAAACAAACCATATGATTTATTTGTTGATATGGTTGCCCAATATTATGATAATATTTGGTTATATACAAAAGATATTACTCAAAAATACAATGCAGATAATAGGTTAGATTTTGGTGTTAGTAAAGATTTAGTATCAGATGCTATTAAAGATTTTGGGTTAAAATTATACCAAAACAATTTCTCAAACCAAGAATTATACACAGCCTTTTTAGGGTTAACCCCTGGAGGTTCAACTTTTCCATTCCCAGAAATTACAGGATCCCTACCTGCTCCTACAGGGTTTGAATTTGTAGATACATTAATATCAGCATCAAATGATGTAATATCAATGGATGATACTAATAAATCTTTATATAAAAGAATATACCATAATATTCCATATCTACTAAAATCTAAAGGAACTCTTACTGGATTACGAGCGTTAATAACCTCATATGGTATACCTGATACTATACTAAAAATATCCGAATTTGGCGGAAAAGATCAAGTTAACGCTAATGATTATGATTTATATCAAAATAATTTTAATTATGCATTTAACACCACAAATAATTTTATATCTTCATCTTGGGTTGTAAATAGTGATTGGAATGCTCCAAATAATAGACCTTCTACAGTTCAATTTAGATTTAAATCTGAAGAATTTCCTCCTACTAATTTATCTCAAACTTTATGGTTTGTTGATGATTCCGCAGACCCTGCAATTCTTGTTTTAGATTATAGTGGTTCGGGTTTAATTAGTGGTTCATATGATGGTTCTATTAAAGATCCAAATTATCAAGTTGCTAATTTAAAATTAATTCCATACTCAGATAATACTAATGAAAGTGCTAGCATATCATTACCTTTCTATAATGGAAATTGGTGGTCAGTTATGGTTACTACTGACCAAAATGGAACATATAATTTATATGCAGGTAATAAAATATATAATGGTAATGATGGTACTTCTATAGGATATTATGCTTCTGCTTCTGTTACAGGAGCAAATGATGGTTATTGGAAAAACTCAACAAGATCAATATTTGCGGAACAAAATACTTCTCCAGATTTTTCATCTTATAAAGCTTTTTCGGGATCTTTGCAAGAAATAAGATATTATAACACACAAATAAGTGAAAGTGTATTTAAAGACTATGTAATGAATCCTTTATCTTTTGAAGGTAATGGAATTAATAGTGCACCTAACCAATTAATATTTAGAGCAGCTTTAGGAAGTGAATTAGATATTACTACTAGTTCTTCTATTCATCCTCAAGTAACTGGTTCTTGGACTACTACTTCATCTTTTGCAAGTGATAGTAATTTTTATTTTAGTGGATCTGCTCAATATTATAAAAATACCGAAACATTCTTTTTAGACCAACCAGCAGTAGGTATAAAAAATAGAATTACAGATAAAATAAGATCTGAAAATGATACTATACCTTCAGGTAGTGTATTATCACCTATTAGACCATTATCACAAATAGTAGAAGCTAGTGCATCATATACACCTAATATAAATTATTTAGAAGTAGCATTTTCTCCACAAAACCAAATCAATGATGATATTATAGGACAAATGGGTCATTTTAATATTGGTGATTATATAGGTGATCCTGCTCAAAGATTTTCAGGAAACAACTACCCAGATTTAAATAATTTAAGTGAAGATTATTTTAAAAAATATATTAAGCAATATGATTTAGTAGATTTTGTTAGACTAATAAAATTCTTTGATAATTCATTATTTAAGATGATTAAGGATTTTATACCTGTAAGAACAAGTTTATCATCAGGTTTAGTAATAAAACAACATTTATTAGAAAGAAATAAATACCCACAACCACAAGTATTAACTTCAGATGAATCAGAACTTTCTGGTTCTGTTCAAGTAGAAAGTTTTAGTGGTGGAGCCGCTGGTATGTTTAATCCTTTTAATATTAGTTATGATTTAGAATTTTTCTCATCTTCCTTAACTACTAATTTTACAGTAAGTGCTAGTTCTGGAGCCGGATTAAGTCTAAGTAATGGTGAAACTTTTATATCAGGATCAGATGGTCCTCCTATAACAAATGCTTCTAGTTTACCATATTTTACTGCATTTACTCCTAATCTATATGTTCAAATAAATTCATCTGGGGGTACTTTAGAACCATTTTCATTTAATTCTGGATCAGAACCTGGACTTACATCCGTAGTTTCAGCTAGTTTTGATGCATTAAGTCTTTTTAATATTAATCAAATTAATGTTACTAATATAACATCTAATTCTACAGAAAATCTTGCTTTTACAGGATTTGATAACGGGTTTATAGTATCAACTCCAGCAATATTTAATGATCCTACTGGAAATGTTTTAACTAATTCATCATCAATTAGTAGTATAGATAATGTTTCAGTATTTTCAACATTCCCAACACGAAGTATTTTTACAAATGTATCAGGTAGTGGAAGGCTTGGTACTCCTATTGATAATAATACAACTAATTTACTTATACAAAATACTAATGTTGATGGTAGTGTATTTGCTGATTTTAGTGATTTTTCTGTTTCATCTTTTATTTCTGCTAGCTCAGATATATTTCTAAACCCATCAGGATCTCTTTTAATAGCATCAGGTAGTGGTGTAGCTACCCATAACAGTAGTACTGTACAATTTATTTTTAGTGCTACAACACTTAATACTAATTCTCCTACTGCTAACCCATTAACTTTATTTGATAATGCTTTTGTTCAAGTTACCTCTACAGATACATTATCTCCTGTAAATTTATTTAATGATGGTACCCTTAGTGGAACAAGTATATCTCAAATTAATAGTATATTATCATCTACTCAATTTAGAACTACTTATACTCTAAATACAAATTTAGCAGAGCCACCTACAAATGTTAATTTTACTTTTATATCTGGAAGTGCGGGGGGCACAGCTTTATTTAATGTTTATTCTGAAGGGAATTCAGATAAATCAATGATTACGGATATACAATCAACTAATTTATCAACTGAATTTGTTACATCAAGTATTCTTACAGATGTATCTGCAAGTGGTACAATAACATTTAACCAAGAAATAGGAGGTGCACTAAGATTTACTATAGGAACTAATACATCTAATGTAGATGGAGGTGATATGGCTAACTTTCAAGAATTTAAAGATGGAGGTTATATTACAACTACAAACCCAATATTTTCAGGCAGTGGGGTAGATAGTCAAATTGCATCATCATCAGTAGATGTTTTAGGAAGCGGTAATACAGGTTTTAGGATTAATGGTGAATTATCCCCAGTAATTACTCCAGTATCAGGTAGTGGTACTCTAAGTTTCTTTTTCGGAACTAGTACTGCTACTACAATGTCTGTTTCTAATCCTAACATTACTAATGTTGCTGGCGGAAAACTTTATAATTTCCAAGAATTTGTAAATGGGGGTTATATTACAACTACAAACCCAATATTTTCGGGTAGTGGAGTTAATAACCAAGTCAATTCAGCATCAATAGGTGATATAACAGAATTTTTTGGGGTTACATTATTAAATATAAATGCAGTAACATCTTCTATACTTACTGATGTATCCATGAGTGGAAATTTTGAATTTAATAGTTCAGGTCCTGCAAATAGAATTACTTTAAATAGTTCTCAATTTAATGCAAGTACTCAAGGGTTTTTTGACAACACTGCTGTTTATATAAGTGCAAGTGATGATGGGTCTCAAGGAGCTGAATATATGTTCCCTTTTGTAGATAATTTTGGTGGAGTAACTAACATAGCTCCTATAAGTTCTACAAGTAATGCATCATACTTAGTAATAGATACTACAGGGGGTTATTCTAAAAACCCTGCAGCATATAATCTTACTTTTACTTTTAAAATTATTTCAGATAATACTGATCCTTCATCTACACCATTTATATCTGCATCCTCAAGACCAACTATTTCAGGTGAATCTTTTGTACTTAGAACTGGTAGCATATCTCAAGGTACCGCTGGTTCTACAACTTTTAATTCATCATCTATTAGAACAAGTGTTACCAATGAACCTTTTACATTTAGAACAGGTAGTATATCTCAAGGTATAGCAGGTTCTACTACATTTGTATCTTCATCTGCTAGAAATAGTAATGGAACCACTTTTAGTATCCACACAGGAAGTTATGATAATATACAAACATTTACTAATTTAGGAACCACATATATATCTGAATCTGCTAGAAATATAGTAGGTACATCTTTTGTAATCCACTCAGGAAGTTTAAATAATGATTTAGGAATATCATTTACATCAGAATCAATAAAACCACAATCTCATAGTAGAGCCCAAGTAGCAAGTATAGGAGCTGATAATGTTATAGATTTTGCTTCTGATTGGAGCATAAACAGTGATGGAGAAGTAGCTGGTGAAGAATTTCAATTATTTGATTCTTTAATTGGAGGTAGTAATACATTTATTTCTTCATCAACAGCATTTACATATATATATGAGCAATTAAACCAAATCCCTCCTTCTATATTTAATATAACCCAAAGTTACTCAGTTACTACACCTTCATTAGTAGGTAATATAACAACACTACATAACTCTCAAGATGAATTTTATAATGGTGAGCTAAGTGGTTCTGTTCTGTTAGTATCAAATGGAGAATTAAACGAAGGATGTGAACCTTTTAAAGAAATAAATCCATTTTTAGCAGATTATAAAGTAAGAGTATATCCCGATACAACAACAGGATTCACAGAAGGAAAATTTTTACAAAATAATAATTTACCTTTAGATGGGTACATACAAGTATTTTACGGAGATGAACCTGGATCACCTTTAGCACCAGTATTACCTAATACAAGTACAGATTAATATATAAAAAATGGCAAAAAAAGTACAATATATTAAAATAGCAAGAATAGATCAAAATGGAAATGATTTAACTAATACATTAGAATCATTAACTCAAATAACTATTCCCTATACTACATCTGGAAATAAAGTTTATAAAATTTTAACCAGAGCAGATTTTCCAACTTATTACTTATTTCAAATAGATTTAGCTAATACCCCTGATGCTTCTACTAACCCAAATACAAGTACAACTACATTAGATTATCAAATTACAGCTAGTTTAGATGATTTTACTACAGGTAGTAATGATATAATAGGCAGATTTAATCTTATATCTCCAGTAACTGGAGGCCAAACACTTACAGATTTTTATAACTTAGAACAACAATGGATAGAAATTAATACTATACCTAAAAAAGATTTACATTTTTCTATAGGGAGGACTGCACCAGGACAAACTTTTCAGGCTACTTTAGACACATCTGATGCAGATATGGCTGAATCTGCTTCAGTAGAATTTTTTCAATCTTCACAACCCTACACTACTTTTACACAATTAACATCTAATCAAGAATTATATAAAGGTGATCCTATTCAAAATATAACTAGAAATGTTAGTATATCTAAAGCAAATATAACCCCAGGAGATATTATATTTTTAGGTGTAAAACAAGAAGGAAGCATTGGACTTAATAATCTTGGAGCTTTAGTTTCATTAAATAACCCAGGTGGTGGAAAATTTACAGGAAAATTATACATAACTTCATCTGCAGCTCAAGGTTCACAATTAGAAAATATAGTAGAACCTTATTTAAGTAAAAAATTTATAAATTCAGATTGTGATGTCTTAATTAATAATGCAGATCAATATCAAGATAATCCATTTTTACAAGATTTAGACTATAGCACTAATCCTTTAGTACCAGTAAATTATAATCAAGTAGTAACAGGTACAGCTCAAAAAGCAAAAGTCCCACAATCTCACTATACAATGAATAATATAATTAATCCTAATTATAATAGTTCAAATTTAACACCTAGATATAATATAGATAATTCTTCATATACTTCCCAAGTATCAGCAGGTTGTTTTGTAGCATATTGGAAAACTTTATTTTCAGCAGAAAATGTCGCAAACCAAAAATATTATGCAGTTGCTTCTTTAAAATATTTAATCTCCCCTGATGAAGAACTTTTGGAAATTAATAGTGAACCTGAAATGGTAGGTTTAATAAGACAACTCTATGGAAGTAATGCTAATTCTATTAGTGCTAACTCTGGAGCAGCTAACTTTTTTGGAGAACCCAACATATTTAGAAACACTTCTATATCATTTGCTAATACAGGATCTAATAGTATTGGGACTCTTTTAACATCTGATAATGAAGCAAGTAATTTTACAGGATTTAGTTATGTTGTACCTTTTGCGGGAACTGTAAATATACTTTTATACACTTCATCTTCATTTGCACCAACCCCACTTGGAACAGATTCGGATGGAGGTTTATTATTTCCAACAGATATTAGTTTAACTACTCATGCAACTTTACCAGCAAGAGCAAGACAAATTTTAACAGAAAATAACGTAATCCCACCACAAAAATAAACATTTTAAAGGTAATTTGGATTAGAAACATATAATACACATATTTATAACATATAATTAAACACAATGGGATATTTAAATAATCAAGTAGTAACAGTTGATGCTATATTAACAAAAAAAGGTAGACAATTATTAGCTCAAAACGACGGCTCATTCAGAATAACACAATTTGCACTTGCAGATGATGAAATAGATTATACACTTTATAATCCAAATAATAACTCAGGTTCTGCATTTTATGGTCAGGCAATTGATAATATGCCTTTATTAGAAGCATTTTCAGATGAAAGTCAAACAATGAAATATAAACTAGCTACTCTACCAAGAGGTACAGCAGTTCTACCAGTATTAGATTTAGGTTATTCTTCTATTTCACTAAAACAGGGAGCTTCATTAGCAGTAACACCACAAACATTAAATTATTTAGGTAATGCCTCAGCGTTTGAAACTTCTGGATATTCAGCAACAATATCAGATGTTAGAACAATGGCTACTTTTACGGGAACTGGAATTCAATCTGAAGCGGCTCAAGCACAAAATACTACTTCAACAACAACATTGGGTACAAACGTATCTTCAACTGTAATAGGTTCTGTAATTAACTTAAGAGCTACTACAGTAAATACATTATTTGGAACTAATACAACTTTAACTACCACTTTAACTGTAGTAGGTTTAGATAGTGGAGCTAGAATAACAATACCTATTACAATTACACAAACAACATCAAATTCATAAAATATGGGATTTAAAAGACTAGACGCCGAAGATTTTGTAGTTAGTGCTGATGCAGTACAATCTACAGCATGGTCAACTAATTCACCAACATTAACATCATTTTTTACCTCATCAGCTCAAAAAGGAGGCTCTTCAGGTAATTATTATTTAGCAATCTATCAAACAGGTTCTGAAGCTGTAGGTGCAGCTGTACAATTTGATATTGCTTATGGTAATATAAAAGGAAGTGGAAGTACTGCTTTTAATACTCAATATCCAAATCTATCACCTTCATCTAATATATACGGTTCATATAGGACTATGGTATTAGAAGATGAAAATTCATCTTTTATATTTGGTGATGGTGCAAATGTATTAACCCCAAATGATTTTTACGTTTTATCTATAGATAGAGCTAGATATAAAGAAAGCATATTCCCAGGAACATTTAATATAGCAATATCAGGTTCAGGAGGATTATTAGAATTAACTGATAACTCAAATGATACTAATATCCAAACTTTCATGGGTTCTTCTAGAGTTTTCCAAATAGTTTCAGGTTCAAATGGTAATGCTGTTTCCGATGTCGCGGGTGGATTTGCTCCAAATTCGGGTTCATATGGTTTATTATTTCCTGAGCTAGGAACAATATTACTAAATCCAAAAGCAATAGAAACTAGAACTGGAATATATGCTAGTACAGGTTCTGCTGTTACTAATGGAGAAAATAATCTTAAAATATTTGATGGTTTAAACGAAGCTGAAGCTTTTTCAGTTAATTCTCAAGAAACAATATCATCAGATTTCGTTTTTGTTAGAGCAAGAAATTCAGAATTTAATTATTCTACTAACCCTTCATTTATTTCAGGTTCTACAGGTGCTGTAATTTATGATACTTTTGTTAATAATCCTCAAGTATATGTTACTACAGTAGGAATGTATAATGATGCAAATGAATGTATAGCAGTAGCAAAATTATCAAGACCTTTAGTTAAAGACTTTACAAAAGAAAGTTTAATAAGGGTGAAACTAGATTTTTAAAATGAATGAGCGCTTTCAAGTCATTAATTACCTCAGACGTTATTTTAACTCCTTTTAAAGTAAATAAAAGTTTTGCTTTTCAAGGTGCAAGTGCCTTCACTGCTTCAAATGCCGGTATAGATAGATTTTTAGGAAAAAATATTACCTATATTTCTGGGTCAGATACAACAGGTCAAATTACAACTCAATCTCAAGCCTTAATATATAATTCAACTAAACAGTTATATTATACTAATTACTTAAGCGGATCTAATGGCTCTCCAGTTTTAACATCATCAATAGGAATTGATGGTGTACTTACAGGTCAAAATGGTATTCAACCCTCATATGAAAATTATTTACCTAACACTTTATTAGCTAATAGATATTTTCCAACATCATCAGGAGATGAAATAGGAATAGTGTCAATTCCATCAAATATATTTGGAGAAAATATCAAACCAGGAACATTTATATATGAAACAGAAGGTATATCTTATACGGATAATGGGGAAGGAGCTTTAATAAGCGCTAGTTTAAAAGTGGGTGATATAATATATGAACATGGAATTATAACATTAACTTCAGCTTCTAATAATATAAATTCTTTTACTACAAGTAGTAATATTACATGCTCTTTTCAAAGTACAATAACAATATATGAATCACAATATAAATGTACTTTAAACCCAAATGAATTTACATACACACAAAACCCATCTGCTATTTCAGGTAGTTCAAATAGTGGAATAGTTTATGATTTTTTAACAGGTTCATATTTTCAACCCTATATTACAACCGTAGGATTATATAACAATGCAAATCAATTAGTAGCTGTAGGAAAATTATCCCAACCTTTACAAAGTTCAAATGTAACTGATACTACTATATTAGTAAATTTAGATCTCTAGTATTAACTAAAACAATTATATGGAATGGATAGGACTCAAAGGAGAACCAATATCAACAATTTCAGATTTCCCAGATAACACATTCGGATTCGTTTACAGAATAGTACATAAACCTACAGGTAAATCCTATATAGGTAAAAAAGTATTATATTTTAATCGCAAAGTTAAATTAACTAAAAAAGATTTAGCTTTATATGAAGGTGTAGTAGGTAGGAAACCATCTTACAAACTAGTAATAAAAGAATCAAACTGGTTAGATTATTGGGGTTCAAATAAATTACTAAAAGAAGTAATGGATTTAGAACCAATAGAAAATTTCGAACGTCATATTGTTAAAACGGCACCAAATAAAAAACTACTAACCTACTATGAAACACAAATGCAATTTGTGCATCAAGTACTAGAAAAACCTGATGAATATTTTAATGATAATATATTAGGTAAGTTTTTCACAAAGGATTTTGAATTATAAAATACATTTCGTATATTATAT